CCTGCCATAATTTATCATCCTTTCTACCTGTAGCTGTTACAGGTCAGCGGCTGTGCCAAATCCACAACCGGTATTCTTGGTTTATTTGTATCTACCGCTAAATATCTGCGGTCAGCGACTATGGCATTTCATAGCCGGTGCCTACATTTTAATTCACTACCACACTATTTAACCCATAGCTGGGAGATATCGGACCACCAACCTTTCTGACTAAAAAGCCGCGAAAAAAAGAGCCGCTAAGCTCTTTGGTTGCGCTGCATATTTATATCTCTTCTCCCGCTCCAATCACCCGGCTGTATCGGTATATCACCCGATAAATGTTGGTATCTGCCGCATTGCCCGGCGTAAATGGCCCTGTGCGCCTATATCCAAGTTCTCTCATGGCATCTGCTGCCAGTGCTGCAATACTCTTGGCCTCAGTGAGATTCTTGTTAGAATAGGCTGTAATCTCAATTGTAGAGGTCACAGCATTTTCATTATTCTCCAGGTCATCGGATGTAGAAGAATTTTCCAACTGCTTAAATCCGGTGTAGGGGAAGGCTGGTGGGCTACCATCGGTGGAAGTTCCGGCGTTAGGGCATTTTTCGGAGATTGCTTTCTTTACGGTGGTAAATATTCTATTAAATACATCAAGCACTGCCAAATACCTCCTTCGCCAGCTTTGGAACTAAATTGCGTAAATCACGGCCAGTTTCAAACATAAAGGGCTTAGATGGCTGCCCGCCGGACCAATGCCAATCGCCATTTTTGTAATACCACCAGCCCGCAGAGCCATGCCCGTGAATATCGTACTTCCAATTTGATATGGATGGGTCTGGGTGAGGATTTTGTTCACCCCGAAGCCCAAATCCAAATTCAATGTAAGCCGCATGATCACATCCAGTATAAATTATCCATCTCGCCCCATTGGTCAGCACTGCCCCCGGCTCATCCATAATGCTGTTGAGAAGTTCTCCAGAATCAATGGCGGGAAACTGAGTGAGTTTAACCTTTGCCAGAATCACACCTTCGTCAGCAAGACGGTGAGCCAGTTCTTCGCATTTGCGAGTAATTTCTTTCTGGTAGTCACGGAGTTGCTTTTGGGCGGACTTGATTTCTCGGGCGGATAAGCCGAAACTTATTTTCTTAGCCATCGGCACCACCTAACCAATCTTATAACCATCTATATACATACAGAACTTGCCGCCGCACTCGCAGGTCTGATTACAGTCAAATACATCAAAGTTGTTATCCGACTTCTCATCATTCTTCGGCTGTGGACTTCCGCATTTTTCGCATTTAAACTCAATATCGGGTTTCTGTCTCTTTGCCATTCTACACTCCCCCGTTCTTCTGTCGCCACTTAATGGCAATCATGATAGAGTTTAGGCTCCTGGCTGGCTTTGTCGCTACTGTATAGTCGGCGCTGTCCGGCTCTGCGGTACCATCTGGTTTCAATACCGGCTCTGTCTCAATCCAAATGAGACTATGTTCATTGATGGGGCAAGTCATGTCTGTGGTTGAGATAGTTCGGGTGAAATCCAGCTCTTTCCCGAAAACCTCATTCTGTGCATCTCCGCGCCCCGCAGAAATACTAGCAGAAAAAGAGACGGGTGCTAAATAGCCCGCCTCGTAATCTCCGGTTTCATAGCCGTCGGAGTCCAGTATCGGTATTCGGTTGTTGTATTGAGCGTACAAGAATATCTGTTTATTTTTTACCAGACTTCTCATCTACCCCTCCCTCTTACTATTCTGCAAATATACATACGTTTCGCCTACCTTTTTAATTAAACACTCACGTCCATAATAATCTATCTTTTTCAAATGAACTATAGGTATTCTAGTCTCATCCTTATTATTTTTAATTATAATCCAGCTACCACTTTTTTTAATATTGTATGTTTCAACCCCATTTAATACACTATTATCATCAAAAAATAAATCAGCATACTTATGCTCTATGTAGGCTATTTCATAAGGATATCTTCGAAACAACTCTGTTTCGGCAACTAGAGCTACCAACGTTATTAGAAAATTAATAACTGGATATCCTTTGTTGCTTAGACAACTGTTAATTATAAATGATATGAAAAAGATAAATTGCAATAGTTTCTGTTTATTCTTTACCTCGATTTTGAACCGAAGGAATGTGATATAAATAAAACATATAAAAATAATCAGAGTTAATATACATAAAGCAAAAATATAAATATCTATAATATTATTTATAAACAAATATTTAATTCCCATAAAAAGGTATCCACAGCCTACAGATGTAAGAACACTAAGAGATAAAAAGCGCATATTAGAATATAATTTTACACCAATCATCCATTGTGTTCTGTCCTTTACTGTCTTTGCTTCAAAGGCGCATCCTATGATAGCAATTATAAAAGGTACTACCAAATTATAGACTATATCATTATTTAAAATAGAATAAAATTGCATTATACTCTCCTCCCATCGTCATTATACGACAAAGGTAGGTATATATCTATAAAAACAAATGAAATATCGCTTTATAGCACTGTATATTAGCATTAAATGCAATAAATGATATTATGTTGGCCTTATATAATTCAATAGCCATAAAACACAACGAGGAGCCTTACAGCACCTTACACACCGGCACAATCTCAGTATATAGCTTATCCTCCTCTATATATGACCGACTTACTCCATTCTCACTGTGAGAACTTTGCCCCTCAGCTCCTTGCATATTATAAGCATATACCACAGCCCGAAACACCACATTGGAATACTGGGCAATTGCAGCCTGCTCCTGCTCTTCTGCATACCCAAAAGGATACCGCCGGTTCACAACATTCTGACACGCCAAGTCAACAAGGAGTGAGATAATCCTCTTGTCACTTTCTCCTAAATATATTATGAGATTTTCAATGATGCTTTCTTTATCCACTCCTCACACCTCCTTTATTTGCCTGCTGCTGGTTTTCTCCCGCGTTTAGCCTGAGCCTTTTCTGGCGGAGCTTCTTTAGGTACATCTTCTGTCATTCCATCCTCTGCATCCGAGGTTTTTGTACCTACTTCTGCTTTACACATATCCAGGTCAGTGATCTCCGTCTCATCTCCGGGTTCATTCATATTCAGGTCAGTGGGCTCCATCTCACTTTCTGTCACATTCATATCCAGTTCGGGGATTTCAGTCCCCGCTGGATAATATTCACCCTTATATTTTACTGTATGGTCAAATTTCATGCCTAACCCCTTAATATGCTTTGATAGCAAATGTGTCATCCATGCGCTCATAGGTTGGAAGCACGATTTCAGACACTATACACTGGGTTACGATTGGATGCGGTGTGGTATAGGTATAGACAGCCACACCAGTATTAACAATGGACAGATTGCCAATGCTTGCATCACCGCTTCTTTCTTCCGGCGTTTTGCCATATTTTGTGCTGCCAAGAGCAGTCTTTCCAGGGAGGAGCGCCACCATACCATCAGGAATAAAGGTCTTTTCTGCACCGGAGTCATCTATAAAGAGTTTATCATATACCATAATCTCCAGCCTCAAATCCTCACTTTCACGGATGAATCTCCTGATATCAGATTCTTCGATAAACACGGGAGAAGTGGATGCTTTCGCTATGATATAGTCATGTACCTTTTTGCTCTTCACAAGCTTGTTCCAGGTATTATCATTCATCACTGCCAAAGTTATACTTTTACCACGCTTTTTCATAGACTTTTTAGCCGCCCTTAAATCTTCAAAGGGATCGCATGTTTCTGGGTTGTCCCACTTACTTCCTTCTAACAATTCCATAAAGTTCTTTGACTTGTAGGAACCATCGACGTCGTAGTTGTAATCATAATCCATATTATTCGCTGAAATTGCAATTTTAGGTGAACCATCCACTGGACAGAGCAACTGCCAAATCATTCTCTCAGGAACCACATCGGCGCCCTGGATTAAATCCATCGGCCCCAGAGCAATCTGTCTTAACAGCCCCTGCGCAATAGCCGGGTCCGCTGCATTCATCATATTCTCATAATCCTGGGCATCCTTTTCCTTTACCAAATAGGACTCGCGGAAGAAAGGCATTTCAGTTTCCATTTCTTTGAATCCGATTCTATCCCTTACGGTAGCCAGCGCATCAAAATTGGATGGTGTCAGGGAAACCGGCAGTCCTTTAGATCCTTTAAACCATTTCAGGTCCATTGTAGGAGACTTGGACGCCGGGAAAAAGCCGCTTCCCAAATAAGGTGCGATACCCATAGTCTGTTTATATGCATCCCACAGAACTCCGATCGCTCTTGCTGTAAATGCTTCTTTTAATGGTAATGCCATAGTATTAGACCTCCTTTGTCTTAATCAAAAAACGTTACTCTTGGCAGGGCAGACTTTGCTTCCGCTGAAACAGTAACGCTATTTTTTGCAAGTTTCTTGTTATCAATAGAACCTTCAAAAATTCTGGTTCCCGGTGCCTCCCCATAGGTGACATCAACATCGTGTAGCAAAATGCCCTTGCAAGTTGCATCATTTGCCGGGTGCGGGGTGCCTGCCTTAACAATTTTATTTCCATTGCTATCTGCAGTGACTCCAGAATCGGAAACCATACAGGCCTCTCCTTTAAAATCGTTAAATTTCAAGATTTCAATAGGGCTTCCATATTCTTTCTGTGTAAATTTCATTATGTTATCCTCCTTTTACTCGCACATTAATAGATTTCAAAAACTGATTTTGAAGCTTCTTCTGAAGCAGAAAACGTACCTGCTACTTCTTCTGCAAATTTTACATCCTCTGATTTTTCCTCCGCGCCACCGGAACCGCCGCTAGGAGCTGGAGTACCATCCATTAACTCCTCTTTGGTCTTTTGAATTGCAGCTTCTTTCTGCTTCGTTACCATGGTTGCAAGTCCAGTTGCCATGGATTTTGTTTTCTCGGCGTCATCGGAAATTATACCATCAATGAGGTCCTTGTAATCCTCCTCTGTCAGCCCGGCAGCAACAAGGATTTTTTCTGCATCCAGTCTGTTTGACTTTTTCGCATAATCTGTTTTTGCACTCTCGGCATCCTGCAGAGCCTTTTGGATTTTTTCCGCATCGGTAAGGTCTGCCTCCTGAAGTTTGTCATACTCCGCAGCCTTTCTTGTTAGCTCCTCAAAATCAGCCTTCTTTGGAATTTTGTCTTTCCATGCCTTTACATCATCCCCGTTGATGTTTAAAATTGCTGTAATCTGTTCCTCGGTAGCGTCCGGAAACTGATTTTTAATATCCTCTCTT